TCTTTATTGCCTCGACCGCCCGCTGGAGCAGCGGGCAATCCGACAGGTCATTATGATTTTTTTTGGTTTTTTCCTTGACAAAGCTGCTCATTTCTGCTCCAATTTTTATATCACTTCGGAAACGGATTCCCGGTTACATTCAACCCGACGCGTTCCTACACGCGCCGGTCGAGTTAATAATTATCAACCGGCGACGCTCACCGGTTGCTGTGTTTCGGAAAATTCTATGTCGAGCTCCTGCAGCTTGTCGTCAACTGCTTTGCTTAAAAGGTGCCTGGCTAATGGATTGATGGATATAGACATTAGAGGAGCCAAAATTTGAAGCTTCTTAATGAGCAAAATATCGCACTTGCGATGACTACTGATACTGATATTTCCGGCTACTTCCATTGCCTGCCTCAAAATCGTTTAACAATTTACTGCGATATACAGCTAAAGTCGGCGAAAGTCAAGAAAAAAATTAGAAAAATAAGAAAAGATGAGCAAAAGAAATTAAAAAAATAAGTTTTTTTGTTCTAAACCTTTACTTATGCTGTGTTTATGACAACAGGAAAAAAATTGAAAAAAACTGAAGAAAAACCCCTGACCGGCGATGTTCCTATCGATATTCTTGATAGTTTTGACGATACCCTCACTAAACACAGCCTCAAAAAAAAAGATGTTGTCCGGAAATTAGCGAAGCTTTTTTTGGGCTGGACAGAGGAGGAACAGAAGGCTTTTTATTTTCAACCTGAAGGTGAGCAAACGCTGACGGACCTGATTCGTAAATTGATTCAGCAGGAACTCGGCGGAGCGGAAATAGAGGTCTCCGAGAAATCGGACTTGAAAAAGGCCGCAATGGCGGTTATGACTATATTTGAAGGCCAAAAAGGCCAACGCGTAATAATGTCCGAAAAAGACCGTGCATCGCTCGCAAAACTACTCAAAACAATCGGACCCGCCGTCAAAAAGGCCCGAAAAGCAAATTGAAATTACAATATCCTGGAGAGGAAAATGAAAACCCAATGCCCGAGCTGCGAAACAGTACAGAAAATCCCGGATATTTACGAAGGCAAAGATATTAAATGTGAAAATTGCAACAAGACTTTCAAAGCAGAAAAGCTGTCAAAGGCTCCTGTCCGCATCGATATTACTCGCAAGCAGGAGCCTCCTGTAAAGGTAAAGATTTCACCGGCTTCAGGCCCGATTCGATGTGCAAAATGTGGTTCAGAGCAAGTAACGGCCAACAAGAAGGGGTTTAGCGGAGGAAAAGCGGTAGGGGGGGCTTTGCTGGTTGGCCCGCTTGGCATCTTGGTTGGAATACATGGGAGTAAGAAAATCATAGTTACCTGTCTAAATTGCGGCAACTCTTGGGAGCCTGGGTAAAGTACTTGTCCGTAATTTTTTTTAAAAAAAAGACTTTACATGCCGATAAATGGTTTGTAGTTTGTAATTTTAATTGAATACCGGGTGCTTCCTACCACCCGCCAAAATTGAAACGGCGACGCTCGCAGGTTGTTATTAACAACCGGCGGGCGTTTTCTTTTTAAATCGCCCCCCGGAAAAACCGACAGGAAGTTAAATTTTTGTGGAAAGGATGCCAAGATGAAGACACTACCCACCCCCAAAGGCCTTTTAATCGTGCTGTGCCTGGCCGCGTTCTTCACGCTGGCAATAGCAGGCTGCCAGGATGGCCTGCGATTTGCGCCGAGCGAGCAGCAGAAACAGTCGGCGGAGCTTACACACGCGCTGGCAACAAAGGTCAACGCTCAGGGCGCAATGCCCGCCAGCCCGGCAACCGTACAATTAGTCGAAGGGACAAGGGCCGCGACTGCCTATATCGGCAGGCCCGCGATTCCGCCGAACCCTGAGCAGTTCGATACGCTCGCCAGTACCGCCAATACCGATGCCCAGGCCCGGCCGGATATATTTACCGTTGCCGATGAGGGAATGTCGCTCATTGCGGAACTGGCGTTATTCTTCGGAGTCGGAGTGACGGCTGTTGGAGGCAAAAAGGTTATCGAATGGATTATGCTCGCCAAACAAAAATCCGCTGCGCTCAGGCAGATCATTACGGCCAATGAATTGTTTAAGGACCGCAGTAGTGATAAAGTCCTCTTTAAGCAGACGCAAAACGCGGTGCAGTCAACGGCTACGCGGAAAATAGTGGCAGTCGAAAGGATTGCCCCCCCGGCCAAGAGCTGAATCTGAATCTTAATGAAAGGCGATTAAATGAATCCGGCACTACAGATATTCGGCCTGCTCTTAAGCGCCGCCGCCGCGCTGATCGGCGGCCTCGTGCTCTACACATTGAAGACGATGAGTAAAAGACTCGATACGCAGGAAAACAGGATGAATCTTATTGAGACCGAACAAAAGTTTCTCGCGGGCCGCAAGGTCGATTGCCAGCAGGAATTTGTTTCGATAGGAGCGTTCCTGCGAGAGACCGGCTATACGCGAAAACAGCTCGATGAAACATTAAAGGGCCTGACGAGCCTGTCGGGAAAGCTCGAGGTCGTTAATCAGCTTCCGCAGATAGCAGGCCAGATAGCCGCCCAAACCGTTAAGGAAATGGTAAGAATTTTAGGCAAGGAAAAGACCAATGGCTAAAACACCCGAAGCACAGTCAATTATTATCCGGCGCAAACGCATCCTGCAGTATCTCAGCTCGATGTACCCCACGCCGCTTCAGTTGGGGACGCTGTATAACAGCATCATATACATCGACCCGGACTACGATTTCCCGCTCTTTCAAAAGGATATCAAATATCTGAGCGACAAGGACTACGTTGAGTTTATTGACGAAAAAATCGGCGGAGCCGATGAATATCGCAAAAAGGTCGTGGGCTTAACGCCGGACGGCAAGGAAGTCGCAGAGGGCACGGATTTCGATAAGGCTCTGGAGATATGAAACGAAGGACGCACAGTACAATTGACAGACTGCCCGCCGACCTGCGTGACACTTTGATGCGCATGGTCGTTGACAACGAATGGCCGGACGATTTCCCGAACCATTTCGATGGAACGCCTCGGCTCGAAGATATTGTCGAGTACTGCAAAAGCAAGGGGCAGCGAGTTTCAAAATCTGCAGTCGGTCGATACAGCATGGGCCTAAAGACTATCGAGAAGATGAGAACCATGGGACTGATCGCACGCAAAACAATGGAGAATCTGACGCCCGAAGATGCGCCGAAAACGCAAAAGGCCGCTGCTCAAATGGCGACGGCCCTTATCCTCGAATTTATGACCTCGCGAGACGATTACACAAGCAAGCAGATAAAAGAGGTGTCGCAGGCGATAAGAGATACCACCTCTGTAACGATCAACGCAGACAAATACATCCGCGAACAGATCGCGACTAAAGCAAAGGCAGCCGAAAAGAATATTACCAATATCGCAAAAAAGAAGAATATCGACCCTGAGACCCTCAGGATAATCAGAGAACAGATTTACGGGATTTATAAATAATGGTAGCACCTGCAGTACCTCTATATCGATTTCAGGGTAATTGGCTTGCCGACAGAAGCCGGTTCAAGATCGGCTGCATGTCCCGACAAATAGGTAAGAGCTTTTCTGTCGGGCTCGAGGCGGTCGATGACGCTATCGAGACCGGCGATGACTGGGTACTGCTCAGTGCCGGTGAACGCCAGAGCAAAGAGCTGATGCACAAAGTCAAGATGCACTGCGAGGCCTACACTATCGCCGCTTCTGATATTCAAGCCGATGAGTATATTGTCGGCAGGACGAAATACGCGATGCTGCTCATCGAGCTGCCGAACGGCGCACGGATAATAGGCCTGCCCGCCAATCCCGATACGGCTCGCGGTTTTACAGCGAACGTTATCCTCGATGAGTTCGGAATCCACAAAAACTCAAAAGAGATATGGGCAGCGCTTTTTCCGACTGTAACGCGGGGCTACAAGGTCAGAGTAGTATCGACACCGAAGGGGCTCGGCAATCGTTTTCATTCGCTTTTTACCGGTGACAACGATTGGAGCAAGCACTTCGTCGATATTTATCAGGCGGTCGATGACGGCGTCCCGGTTAATATCGAAGAACTCAAAAAAGCCATCGACGACCCCGATCTCTGGGCCCAGGAATATGAATGCAAATTTATCGACCAGTCATCGGTGCTTTTGAATTACGACCTTATCACGGCCTGCCAGGACATCAGCGTTCCGCCTGAGATTAAGTATGAAGACTTCGATATCAACTCGCTCGACCTCGAACTCAAGGGTCCTGTTTACGGCGGAGTTGATATTGGCCGCAAACACGATCTGACAGTATTCGAATTCGACGAGCTGCTCGGCGATGTCTTCTGGACGAGACTAATCTTAATACTGGCAAAAGTGAAGTTCCGTCATCAGGAAAAGCTGCTCGCGGACCTTATAGTCAAACTCAACGTCACAAGAACCTGCATCGACTCTACGGGGATTGGTGCACAATTAGGTGAAAACACGGTCGACAGATTTCCGAGCAGAGCCGAGGCCGTTGAATTCACGAATAAAGTAAAAGGCGATCTCGCAATACGAACGCTGAGGATATTCGAGGACCGCAGGACCCGAATACCAATTTCAAGGGTTTACCGGGATGATCTTCATGCCGTCAAAAAAATAGTGACCGCAGCCGGGAATATACGTTACGACTCCGAACGCACAATCGACGGTCACTCCGATAGGTTCTGGTCTAAATCGCTCGTCTTTATGGCGTCTGATGAAGGTGTAATTCCGCAATGTATTTTACTGTGAGTTAATTTATGGATACACAGCAGGTAAAAGCAGAACGCGTCAGTCAGTTTCAGGCTGAGGCTATAAGGATTTCGGCCGAGCAGGATATCGAGCTTGCGCAAAAGTCATACGGCCTGAGCCAGTTCGCACAGATGTTCGCTATGGGTTTCGATTCGGCTGACAATAAGGATTCCAAACCGACCAGGCCTTACTCGCAGGTCGAGCTTGTTTACGCCTGCGTCAATAAGCTCATCGCCGGCGTCCAGGGGATGCCGGCGGTAATATCCACTCTCGATGACAAAATCATCGAATCAGGGCCGGTCTGGGAGCTCCTGTTCAAAAATCCTTTGATGAGCTGGACAAAGTTCGTCACCGAGACTATCGGCCACTACGCTCTAAGCTGTGACGTATTCTGGGTTTTCACTGAAACTCAGGGCCGCCGCCCAAAAGAGATAATGGTTATAAGCGGCACGCAGATGCACCCTGTCACCCACAACCGCCGACCAAACGGAGTTTTAATCGGCTGGGAATTCAGGGGTCGAAGTGCAGAGCGAGAGTTTTTCAGTCTCGATGAATGTTATCAGTGGAAGAATTTCAACCCTTACGACCGCTTTCACGGCATCGGCCCTGCGACGGCCAGTAAATACAGTATCGATTATTCATTCGCGGCGGCGCTGTACAACGCCTCGGCCCTGGCCAACGGCGCCGAGCCGGGAATAATCCTGACGGCTCCCGGCAATCTCGAGGCCGAGCAGATCAATAAACTAAGGTCTCAGTTCGATGCCAGGCATCGAGGCGCGAGCAGGGCAAAACGCACAGCGCTTTTAACCGGCGGCGTAGAGGCCAGCACAGTCGCGCTGAAGATGACCGATATGCAGGTTGCAGAAATTATGGGCATAAGCGATAATAAAATCTGCGCTTCGTTCGGTGTGCCACCCTCGCTTGTCGGCCTTATTACCGAAGCCCAGTACAGCCACGGCCCGGCGATGCGTGACTTTATTTTTAATACTATAATTCCGCTTACGAAACTCTTCGCCGGCGAAGCAACCGCTGCGATAATATCAAGATTTCTCAGTATCGATTCGAGCAAAGTCGCAAAGGATGTTGAGGACTCGAACTTCTATCGCGGCACAAATACCAGAGTCGCGAAAAAGAATTCGTTCGTTGCAGCCCGTCAAAAGGCGGCGATGAACAGCAATAATATATTCCTGTGGTTCGATTCCGATCAGCATCCGGTCGTTCAGGAGGCCAATCAGGAATCGACCGAAAAAATCTTAAAGTTCACCGAGGCAGGCGTCCCTTTGAACGATCTTATCGAGACGCACAACCTGCCTTATGAACAGGTCCCCTGGGGCGATGACCATCTGGTCCCGATGGGCCTTGTCCCGGCCCGGCTGCTGGTCGATATGAGTCTCGAAGAGATAACAGGGCCTCCTTATCCGGGCAATGAAGGCGATGGAGATGAAGAAGATAAGAAATCCACAGCGAAGAGCATCACAAAAGATGATACCGCCGACAGGCTGAGGCTCTGGAACAACTGGAAAGTATCCTGGTCAGCAATCGAGGGGCAGTACAACGCCTCGATGCGAAGATTCTTTCTCCGCCAGGAACGGGAACTGCTGACAAAACTAAAGACCGCCCTGAACGAATCAAAAGATATCACTAAGGCCGACCCCGAGCAGCTCATCGCCCGCATCGTTTTCGATCTTCGAATTGAAAACGGTAAAATAAAAGTTATCAACCATACCTTTTTCGATAAGGCATCCGAACTCGGCATCCGCCAGGCGCTGACCGAAGTTGCGGGCCTGTCAGGCGATGAACTCAACATCCGCACCGAGCAGCTTAAACGCCTGCCGATATTAAAAGGCAAACTCGTTATATCGAGTATCAAAATCGCAAAGGTCAACGAGACAACGCAGTTGCTCGTGGCAAAGCAGCTTCGCACGGGCCTCGGGGCAGGCGAGGGCCTGAACGAACTAACGGCCCGGGTCAAAAGGACCTTAGGCTCCAACCGCGCACGTGCCCTGCGAATTGCACGAACCCAGACGGCAGGCGCCGTCGGCACCGGACGTCACGAGGGCCTCAGGGCGGCGGGTACGAATCTAAAATCGTGGGTGACGGCCGGCGATGAACACGTCCGCAATGCCCACGTCACAGCAGGCAGCAGGTACACCGAAGGAATCCCCGTCGAACAGCCCTTCGACGTAGGCGGTGAAATGCTGATGTACCCGGCGGACCCGGCCGGCTCGGCGGGCAATATTATCAACTGCCGATGCGTCGAGATTGCAATAGCCGCCGCCGGCAAACAGTTCACCGTCAAACAGTTCAGTAATTATAAATTCTATTCGTACGATGATATGCAAAAAGCTCATGCCAGGGAGGCACAAAATGTTTCTTAAGAAAAAACCTGAAGAAAAATCATACCTGTTCGGCATGGTCAAATCCATAAACGAACAGCAGCGGACCCTCGATATAGTCGCTTCGACTTCGGAGCGTGACCGCCACGGTGATATAGTTGAGCCCGAAGCCTTCACCGAGACCATCGGTTCGTTCCTGGCCAACTCGGTTATACTCGCATGTCACCAGCATCGACTGAGCGATGGCTCGAGCCCGGTTATAGGTTCGGCCAAACCCGAAACGGTTAATATCAGCAAAAAAGATGTCACGATGACGATTCGCTTTGCCACAACGGAACTCGGCGAGCAGTACTGGTCACTTTACCGCGATGGTCACATGAAGGCCTTTAGCATCGGTTTCATACCGCTCGAATTTATCGATGAAAAAGATGAAAAGCTCGGATGGATTCGAACCTATTCCAAGATCGAGCTGCTCGAAGTCTCAGCGGTACCGGTACCGAGCAATCGCCGGGCACTGGCGAAAGTCAAGGAATTATTCGGCGAAGAGCAGGGCGATGATGTTGATGTCAAAGCCGTTGTTTCCGCCGCCACAAAAGAGCTGCTTGGCGATATCGATTCGCATCTCAAAGAGCAGCTCGATAATTTCGCAATACGCATCGAGGATTCCCTCGATGAAATTAAATCGTTACTGGTCCCTGATTCGGGGCGGCTCGCGCAGGAGTATCTCGGCAATCCTGACGAACAGGCGGCCTTGGCAAAGGACCAGATTACAGCCGAGCGACGAATCGAACTTTTAGAAAAAACAGTAAAATCCTTCATTAATGGAAAGGGAAATTAAAATGACTGACCAGGAATTTGAAGCATTGATGAAAAAGATGCTCGAAGATACATCAAAGGGGCTCGCGACAAAAGACGAGCTCAAAGCGGCAGTGGCTGAAGTCACCGCAAAAAAACTCGAATACGATGAGCACGTCAAGGGATTCAATACGACAATTGACGAGCTAAAGTCGGCCAACGACTCACTGGCCCAGCAGATCAAGAATCTTATGCGGACCCGTTTTTCGGCGATAAAAACACCCGCCGGAATGTACAACGGCGTCTGGGGCGATCTTGAAACCGCCAAGAACTTCGGACTGTTCATACTGGCCGAGGTTGCCGGTTCGAAGGCCGCCGCAGAGCTGCTCGAAAGTGCCGGTATCGAACGGCGTTATGTTGTCGGCGATAAGATAGTCAATCAAAAGGCTATGGGCGGCGACGACATCACATCCGGCGGGGCCCTGATCCCGACAGAGTTCATCCCGAACCTGATAGTGCTGATGGAAAGTTACGGCGTATTCCGACGCAACACCCAGGAATGGCCGATGGGTTCGGATGCAGCTCTTGCACCGATGCAAACGAGCGATCTAACCGTCTATTGCCCCGGCACCGGCGGCACTATCACCGCGAGCGACCTTACGCTTAAAAACGTTGGGCTGCAGGCGCAGAAATGGGCCACTTTGACCGCTATCGATTCCGAACTGACAGAAGATTCGGCCATCGCTATAGGCGAGATAGTCGGACGCAGTATTGCCCGTGCGTTTGCCAAAAAAGAAGATGAGTGTGCCTTCGTAGGCGACGGCACAAGCACCTATTTCGGCATCAAAGGCATCCGCACTACGTTGCGGGAGGTCGATGACACGATAGGCAACGTCAAGGGCCTGAGAGTGCAAGCCGCTGCAGGCGCATGGTCCGCGATAACACTCGCCGACCTGCTTGCAGTTGCGGGACTGTCTCCTTCCTATGCCGATGATGGCATAGACTGCAAGTGGTATAACCACAAGGGGTTTTATTACACAGTGATGCTCGGTCTGGCACTGGGCGCAGGCGGGGCAATGGCTTCGGAGGTAATCCATACAGGTTACACGCCAAAGCCGAGTTTCCTCGGCAGACCTGTTGAGTTTACCCAGGTAATGCCTTCGGTAATAGCCGCCGCCGACCACTGCCCTGCTTTATTGGCCAACCTGCGACTCGGCACGTACCTCGGTGACAGGCGTGCACTGAATATAGCTCACAGCAAAGAGGCGTACTTCGCTACCGACCAGCTCGGTATAAGAGGAACCGAACGAATCGCTATCTCCGTGTACGGACAGGGCGATACTACTGACCCGGGTCCGCTCGTGGGACTCTGGGCCGACATTGCATAAGCAACACTGAACTGAATTGTTTGTAAGCCCGGCCTTCGGGCCGGGCTCTTTGAAAAAATTGATTTTGAAAAAAGTTAATAACGTCTTTTTTGGAGATTAAAAAATGATTGATATTCAAAATTCAAAGATCGGTATCCTGCTGTCGCCGCAGTTAAAAAATGACGGCGATTTCGCAGGTAACACGTATATCGACACAGCCGGATGGGGACACCTAAGAGTGCTCTTAATCACCGGAACCGTTGATATAACTACCGGCTCGGCTGCCGAGGGTACGGCCCCATTAGTCGAGGAATGTGATACAACCGACGGCAGCTACACCGATGTTTCTGATGCCGCACTGGCGGACTCGATTTCCGCTATTGAAGACGACTCGCTCTTCGCCATCGACATCGACCTGACCAAGAGCCACAAGAGGTATATGCAGGTCCAGGCCCCGCACGCCGGCGATGGCACAACCGGAAACAACCTGGCGATCATCGGAATACTTTCAAAGCCAATGGTCCAGGGTCCCGGCTCGGCTGCCGATCAGGGACTAACCGAACACATCAAGGCCTAAGAGGGAAAGAAATGTCAAAAGTACTGATAGCAATACCGACAATAGGCGCGATTGACGCGACAACATCGGCCACTGCATCGCATCTGGCGCAGGCACCCGACGTCGATTACATCACGGCAAAGGGCAGGCCCGTGGACTACGTCCGCAATGGAATAGTTAAGCAATTCCTCGTGGGCAACTGGACACACCTGTTCCTCGTCGATTCGGATACCGGTCCGCCGCTGGATTGCCTATCGAAACTTTTGGCACTCGATGTCCCGCTGGCTTCAGGTTGTTATCCTGTCATCCAGCAGGGCGTACCCAAATGGGCAATCGCCAACAAAAATAGCGATGGGCACTACCGGCTACTCGAAAAGCCGTCTTTACCGACCAAGCCGTTCGAGGCCGATGCCGGTGGTGCCGGTTGCTTACTGGTCAGCCGTGCCGTGTTCGACAGGGTTAATTGGCCGTGGTTCAAGTGGATAGAAAATCCGGATGGCTCGCAGATTTCCGAAGATATTTATTTTTTCGATAAGTGTGCCGAAGCCGGCATCCGAGTCACTATTGAGCCGAACATCATCTGCGACCATTTCAAAAAGCTTAATATAACATCGCTTATGCGTTTAAAAATGCAAAAGAAAGGAGCACTATAAACATGTGGATAAAATTTAAGGAAACCTATTCCGGCCCCGCCGGCATGTTCGAAGCAGGCAGAACACTCGACCTCCCCGAATCGACAGTCGCGCAACTGCCAAAAGACTGCTACGAGGAGACGTGTGCGCCCTGGGATGCTTACAAGGACAACAAGGCGATCAGGCTGGCTCAGGCAAAGGGAAAGGCCCGCGACTCCCGGGCCTGGGCGGAGATCGTCGAGGACTATGCAAAAGAAGCTAACGAACACGCTGATTCTCTCGTAGCCGGCGTAGGCCAAAAGCAGGACCTGGCAGACGAAGCAAAAAAAGTCAGAGATGAAGCTACAAAAAAAGCTAAGGCCAAACAAGCCACGGACGAAGACAAAAAGCACGCTTTGCCCCTGGCCCGTGAACATGAGAAAGAGAAACTCGAGTTCCGAAAGGTCCACGCCCTGGCCCGTGAACATGAGAAAAAGGACCTCGAGTTCCGAAAGGCCCACGCTGAACTCGCCGCCGCACTTGCCGTGGCCGGGCTCAAAGAGCTCGAGGCCGAAGACGCACAACTCGAAGCGGTCAGGTTAAATGCTGATGTTGAAAAGCTCGAAAAAGAGGCAGCGGACAAAAAGGCTAAAGCTAAGGCTGATGCGAAGGAAAAGGCCGATGCCGAGGCGAAGGCAAAAGCCAAAGCTGATGCAAAGGCAAAGGCTGAGGCGGATATAAAAGCCAAAGCCGCCGCAAAAGCTGAGGCCGAGGCCAAGGTCAAGCTTAACGCTAAGATCGATGCCAACCAAAAAGGCATGCTTGGTGGTCAAGGCGGTGGCCAGGGCGGCGGTCAGGGCGGTGGCCAGGGCGGTGGTCAAGGCGGTGGCCAAGGCGGTGGTCAAGGCAGGGGTCAAGGCGGCGGCCAAGGCGGCGGTCAAGGCGGTGGTCGAGGCGGCGGTCAAGGCGGTGGTCGAGGCAGGGGAAGAAAATAGGTAAAACGATGAAGAAACAATCGAAGCCCCTGCAGCCGGAACAAAAGAAGGCGAACAGCCAAAAGGAAATAACATCGCCGAGGGATAAACAGTTCCGTCCGGACAGGGATAATTACAAAACAAAAGGCTATTAAACAGTCTTAAAAACCATAGTAAAGGAGCTTTGAAAATGACAGATCGAGAGCTTTATATTCAAGAAACAAAGGCATGGCTCAGAGGGCAAGAGGTGCGTCTCGAAGAATGCCTCATGACTATTAAACACAACAACGAAAGTATTGCGGTATTAAAAAAAGTCAACAGCCTTGAGCGACTCCAAGCATCTATTATTCGCAAGCGTATCAACAACACCAATAAAGAATTGAATAAGCCTAAAGCTAAAGGAACACAGTAGTATGTCTGAATTAGCAGCCAAAACAAGCGCAGCGGTTGCTGTTGATGACAGCCTGACGACCTTAATCGACTGGACGAATATCGAGTTGATGTCGGGCTTTACGATCTGCGTCGAGAATGCAGGTGGAGGCAGCGCCGATGACATCACCGATGTCCAAATCGATACATCCGATGATGCAGGTGTCACTTCATCGCTCGACCAGCACGCCGACACACCGGCCGTCCCGATAGCATCGGGTGATTCGAAGGTCGGCACTTTCACCGAGACAGCCAAATATATCCGCGTCCGCGCCCTTTGCGGCGCC